TGTGTTACTATTAGCCGCTGCCATTTTTTGTATGCCAACTAAAGCGTTTTTGTCTGGTGTACTACCATCTCTAGCCTCGTTTAAACCGGTCACATCTCTTATCATTTGTAGATAATAATTGTAGTTAGCTATTAACGCTTGCATTTTTTGTCCACCAGCACCACTAGTTATTTCTTGAATAGGCACTTTACCAGGATTCATATCACCTTCACTTGTAAAGCTTCTACCAATTACAGATCCAGTTTGAAAAAACATATTTAATGCCTCTTGTGGATTATAGTTAGTTCCATTACCTAAATCAACCTCAGCTAAACCATCAGCGTCTAAATAAACACCATCTGGTACCATACGTGACATTACTTGTTGTAGCTTTAAATGTGTTAATTGTATCATATCAGCAAAGCCCGTAATACGCTTTACCAACGAATCTATTTTACCTTTGTACATACGAGGCGCTACTATACTATAATTCATTTTAACTTTAGTATAATCACTTTTTGGCCTCATCATATTTTTAGCCATGCCCCAACTTAAAAGCTTGTTGGTACCAACTACTATCGCGCCTTCGTATAAAACTTCTATAACTCTATCTAGCCTAGTAAAACCACCTTCCATATTTTCTGGTGGATTAAACTGATCGTCTTTTTCTATAGCTTTCTCAGCTCCAGAACTAGTTTCTTTAACTTTGTAAACTTCATTCATATAAGTTTTATAATTAAAATATAAAACTTGAACTTTGTTTTTATCGTTTTCTTTATAACTATAGCTATGTTGATAGTGATCTTTGTTATATAAAGAAGAACTTTGTATTATTTCTTCTAAATCTGATTGTTCTAAATGAGGAAATTGTTTAGCTAGCTCGTTGATAGGTATCGTTTTTATTTCTCCAACATAGTATAAATCATCAAAATAAGGAGAGTCTGTATATGAGTAAACTAATTTAGCTGGATCAACGTAATCTATAGTAACACCTTCTGACGTTGTAAAGTTTGTTTTAACAGCGCCTATACCTAAAACTGTAAGATCGTGATAAAATCTTTTTCTAATTAACTCATAGTTGTTACCGTCCATTAGAACATTTAAGGCTTGCTCCTCTGCTAATTCAACAGATTGCTTATAAGACAACTGCATGTGTAAAGCTAATTCTTCTTCGTTTGCAGGTAAAATATCTGGTTCGTTTTGAGCTAAGTTTATACCAAAATTTTCGTTTGTAAACTCATCAAAAGTTTTCATTCTCATATCTTCTATTATAGACTCCATATATGCAGTTCTTTTAGAAACTCCATAAGGATCTTGAGAATATGCTTTTATATTATAAGTTCTTTCAGCTATACCATTAACAACTATATCTACAAACTTAGATATAATAGGTACTGGTTTCCAGTCTAAATTTAAATAAGACAAATCTCCATTTATAGATAACTCATCTTTATATTTTTTTATTGATTGCTCGCCACGCGCGTAAAGTCTTAACTCGTGAAAGTTTCTATAGTTAGTATCATATCTTGTATGATTTGTATCGTTGCTAAACCACTCAAATTCTATAGCTTTTGCTACTTTTAAACCATAGTCATAACTCAACTTTTCTGCATCACTTACAACTTGACTGGGAAAATAACTATTTACAGCAATATATGTCATATTATTTTATTAATTTTGAAACGCTACCAGTATTAGTATACTTAGCGATATTTATATTAAGTTTTGGTTTTTCTACTTTTACGTTTGGAGCGTACAAATGTCTATTACAAGCCATTATTGCTAAACCACTACTTATAGTAGCGTCAAACTTTGTTCTTTTGTTTATATCAAATCTAGACCAATCATTTAAAGTTTTGTTAAAATATATGTTTCCATAGTTTCCGTCACCTAAATGACCAACATGTTGTTGTATATACATTTCAATTGCAGCTGCATGCGCTTGCTTTATATCTTCACTAGAGTTTGGTATACCACCTATTTCTTTTTCAGAAGCAGAAAGCTTATTCCAGTACTTATCAGGTCTAGTCATAGAGTAACCTCTATATCCTCTTCTTTTTAAATGGTATAATAATCTTGGTTTGTTGTTTTCTGCAAGGACTGGCATACCGTAAAATACTAACGCCATTAATACATCTTCAAAAAATATTTCAGCTGTTTGTGGTCTAGCTATATACTCCAAAAACATATGATTTGGAGGGCAGTTTTCCATACTAAACTTTGTTAAACCGTGCAGCGCTCCATTTGAACC